TGTTCCATTATCTGGTCGCCAGGGTCTTGTCCTTTGTTAAAGATATCTCTAACATCATCACGTAAAGAACGTAGCAGTTGTTCGCCCTCAGGGTCATATCGTGCTACACGTGCAATACGCGCATCAATTTCGTTGAGAACTTTTTGACGATCTGTAGCAGTAACAACAAGTGTCCCTGAGTCTTTACCAAGCACTTTACCAAGCTTACCTTCTACGTTAAGAATACCAGTACGTTCACCAGCACCATAGAAAGTAACCATGTTTTGGGCTTTAGCAGCTTTCTGCAAGTCTTTAAGACCAAGTCCTAACTTTTCATTAATCTTTTTAAAGCGAGGATCATTATATGTTGATGCTGCAATTTCATCGTATAGACGACGTTTTTGATTAGTCAACACAACATTAGAAAGGCCAGCTAATTGCTTATTACGCGTAGTAAGTGCAATAATCTGAGCGCCAGATGAACTAGCGTCTTGTTCCATTGCAAGCGCAGTTTCAAACGTATCTAATGTGCCACCAGCAGCAAGATGACGATCTATTTTAGCTGTCTCAATTGCAAAACGAAAGAACTTACCTAACTCTTCACCATCAACACGCTGTACTGTAGGGTCTTCGAGAATAGCGCGTATATCAGCAGGCTTTGCACTGATCATACGTTCACCAATTTCTCGAAGCTTAGGTCTCCAAGTAGCAGCAATCTTACGCCTACCCGTAAATGTAAGACTATCATATGGTCCTTCAAAGTGATCGCTAAGACCACCAAGAAAAGCACCAATCTGATCTGTCAAAGCGTCATTACCATCCTTACCGAGAATTTTAACTGCTTCTGTATTTAAGAAGGGCCTAAAACTCTCACCCGACTGCGGGCTTATAAGACCACGGTCATAAACGCGAGCACGATGGTCAATGAACGGATGATTGCTAAATGCAGCATCTTTCTCACGTAACCACTGCATAGATTTAAAGCGCTCGTAGGCGTCACCACGAGAACTAATGTAATGCTTGTACTCATTCAAATCATCATAAAAAGCTGCTTTACCGCGATCATCTTTGAAGTAAAGAAGCTTTTGGGTAAAGTCATAAAAGTCCGGATCAACCTTATACTTTGTTTTAGAAGCCCACGTTAGTGCATCAACGAGCTGCTTGTCAACAAACTTAACAGGGAAATCGCTATATGATGACGTAGAGGTAATTGGGATACGCGTATCATAAAGGCCGAGAACGCCCCTGTCGATGAAATACGTCTTGTAGCCTTCGCGGAATAGCAGACGATTTTTGTCATTTATAACTCCAACACGTAATCCAAGCTCAACTTGCCTTGTAAGCTTTGAATAGGCAGCAATACGAGGATCAATAACATTTACATAATATGATACAGTGTCATAGTACGGACCGAAATATGCACCAGACAGGCGTGAACGCATTCTACGCTTTTGAACACCAAATGTATCAATCTCAAACAGATGCCCAGCTTTCTTCTCAAGAATGTTAAGACCCGTTTGATACCATTGTTTGCGATTACCATTAAGATTTGCAAGATTATAAAGATCACGACCAAGTGATACAGCAAGCGAGTCTCTATCAGGAGAATCAGCCATACCAAGCTTATGTGCAAATCTAAGGTAAAACTGCTGCATTTGTGAGTCGTCAATCCGACCACGTAACCGTAAAGGGATTGTAGTGTCGAACACGCCTTTAAGTTCAGCAGCTATTTGAGGAGCTACTCTATCTTCCCATGCATTGCGTGCTACAATATTCTTAACAAAGTTTCTTTCAAGAGTGTCAAGCTGTGTACGACCAAGAACAGGATCAATGTAATCATCGTCTACCAGCTTTTTGAGAACATCTTGCCCTTTACGGATTTGAGTTTCAATAGCGTCAGAGACATTCATAACATCAAACTTAACTTGTGATTGCGCTACAGCTTTAAAGTTACCCCAAACTTCACCGTTATCTCGATAACGACCGATTACAACACGAAGGTTATCAGCAATAACAGCACGCTCATTCATACTAAGCTTTAAAGAAACATCGTCAAGAACTTTATTAATGAAAGCTTTGTCATCGTCTTTAAGGCTTACACTCTCATTTACACGACGAACAGCACCTTCAAAGACTTCAGCGTTAGGTTGATACAAACGAACGTCATCATACCTACCTGTAAGCGGATTGAAACGCAACTGCTCTTCAGTAGGAGGAGATTGGAGTACTCTACGCTTTGTAGCTTTCTTCGTATGCAAGAGTGTACCACGATAGTTTGTCAATGATAACGTACCATCAAGCTCACCTGCTTGCAACAAATAATAGTCTACAAGAGTATTACGCATGTTATATAAATCTTCAGGCGTAGCAGCGCCAAGTTGCATAGCATCTAGTTTAGCTTTTGCATCGGCAAATTTACGTGTATCACCAGGGATTGTATAGCTATCAGCAGTCAGCTGACGAAGCTCTTTGATACCAATTGTGTTACCGTTCGGATTGCTAAACTTGTCAACAGTCAGTTTGTTTGTATTCAAAAGATCAACTGACTTGTAATCACCAAGATGACGCAACTGTACATCCGAAGGTTGACGCTTAAGCCAATCATTATAGCTTTCTCTTAACGGTGTCTGACCGTCATAGTATGCTTGTTGCTTCGGCGTGAGGTTTGCAAGGTTTCTTTTTCTTACTTCCGCAGCACTTTCCAAAGAACCAATATCAGACCAAGACTTAAACACAGGTATAGTCGTAGAACGACAGTTCCAGTGAGCAGGCGGTAGGTGCTCCACATCACCAACGGGGTAAATAACGCCGTCCCTATGAGAGCACAGAGGAGTAGTCCTTGAATCGAGAACGGCCACATACTGCCACCCATTAAGGGCTTTCTCATTAGCTTTGTAAACTTCATGATCCGCCTGTGCATGTACTGATGTGATACTTGTAGTAACCAGCGACTGTGCTTGGAAACGTGTGATTTTGTGAACGTTACCACGACGTACATCAAGAGCAATATCAGTTGCTGTTTTACCTTCTGAGATACCTTTACGAATTACAGCTTCAATACGTTGCTTTTCAAGAACAGACATACCGGCCCAACTTTGTGACAATGTCTTATCATTATACAAAGGACGTTCAAGCACAACTTCTTCAGCAACACGACGAGTAGGTCTTTGTGTGCGCCAAATCTTACCCATTACAGATTCCATGTTTTGATAAGCAAATGATGCTTGATCAGCAAACAAATCTAGTAATGAACGACGGTGAGTAGATTGTAATTCGGTATATGTATCTACGAGTTCTTTATCAATTGCTTCTCGTAGTGTTTCAAGACCTTTGGCAGATGTATGAGCATCTTGAATGAGCTTGTCAAGTCTAACTGTATGGCCGTCAATAACTAACGAAACCTTACCTTGTACTCGACGCTCATAAAGACGAATCATCGCCGCTCTATCAACAGCCTTGTCGTAAAGTTGTGTGTTAGCATTAACGGCCACAGTTTTATCCTTTTAGCTTATCACGAATAACTAAGTAAAGCCAGATAATGTTACCTATTAAGAGAACAATACCGGCACTTAGTGCGAACCAATAGTGTAAATCAGCAAAGAAGAAAATATTCCAAACGCCCCAAGCTATGTAAAAGCCTGTCATGGGCCAAGAAATACCCTTTACTTCGCGATCTTTGATGTATTGAAATACATTCATCCAAGCGATAATTGCTCCGACACCCTCAAAGAACATTACAATTAAGTCATTGTTTAACACAATACTTTCCATTTATAATGTTGATAGTTAAGCTCTGATTGTTATCAAAGAGAATAACATGAGAGTTAGTCCAATTGGTACCTGGTGATGTTACATAGAACTGCGTCCTAGGTGTACTCGTTCCTGCACGTTTTACAGTACCCCAAGTGGTAGCAGAGTGGTTATGACCTAATACACAAGGCATACCAACTTTTCTAAATTCTTTATTTGATCGAGTAGGAACACCCTTAGGCCCAAGATCACCATGCATATTAAGCAAGTGTCCGGCAACAATATGGTTCTCAGTGCGATCAAGTGCTTTAAAGCGATCGATGTTTTGAGAATTTAAGTATAGAGCTACAGGATCGCTAGTAGCAGCATAAACTTTAACAGGATTACGCTCTTTAATGTCAGCAACAACCATGCTAAAGAGCGTGGAGCCAATTTCTAAATTAGCATCATCTTTAGTCCATCGCATCGTATCAATATATTCATTGACATATTCAATGTGATTAGATGCCACAACAAAGATTTCAGCGTCAGTACGTTCTTTCATCCAATTGATTTCAGCAACAGCCGACTTCAATTCTGTATCAAGGCTGTCATAACCAAGTGGTGCTTTCCAAGCGCGTCTAGTAGCTTGTTTAATTTCCCATTTAGACACGCTGTCACAATCTACAAAATCATGTAAATATACACGTTCTGGGTTAATGGTGGGAATAAGTTGATTAAAGGTAACATCACGAACAACAGGATCAGTTTTACCTGTATGCCAGTCACCCAGAACAATAGCTTTAATAGCGTTAGTGTGTGGTTTAATTACAGTCTCACCACTATAATAGAATGAGCCACCGCTACGATGATCTAGATCATAACAGCCATTATTTTTGTCAGCAAACAAATGATAATATTGTGTAAAACCATCACCATCGCAGTTCAGTACTACAGCACCATACACATGATTGTGCATAGCAACAGCACCAGTGCGATCTTGTTGTCCAAGCTTGTCAAGTGTATATGTGGGATGTGTAACAGCACATGATGTCATAATAGCTTTAGGA